ACAACAGAAAGCCGTGAACCATCATCTTTTTCAGGACCCAAGCACAAAAGAGCTGTTAAAATTTCATCTGTTTTTTCTTTGCGCACCAAATTAAGCAAGTCTTTTCCAAATTCAACTTCTTTACCTTTGAATTCTCCAACTTGCTCAAGCATATCTACAACGCGTCTAACAATCCGGTTCCCGTCAATTTCTACACGAAAATCTAATTCACGGGTAAAAGTTGTTCCTACGAGCTGTATTGATTCATATGGATCTGAATAGTCAAAAGATATTTTTCTGATGTTTTCATTATCTGTTACACCCATTTCCCACTCAGTACCATCTAACACAAAGTTACCGGCGGTTCTAACTGTTTGCCCTGTTAATTCTTTAGGTTCAATAGTCTTTTGCTTACGTAAATCTAAATAGGATGCTGTACAAATAGCTGTTACTTCATCGCCATCACGTTCAATATCATCTATAATAAATTCACGAAATTTACCATCTTCATCAGGAATTACAACCCTATTCCTTCCTACAATAAATTCCGCTTTTGGATCATCTGCAGGACAAGAAAATTCAAACGTTTCTTCTAACTGTGAATTTCTTTTGTGGTCCCCTGAATTCATACTTTCATCAAGTGTAGCAACAATATCATCTGATTGTTTTTCAAGAATGTGGATCATCTGAATTTCTCCCTCCACGTTACCTTAGTAGGCAAGGCCGGGCTTGTAACAATAACGTTATCACCGCGATTGAGAGGAAAATATTCACCACCAAATGCTTTTAAATCAAGGCGCGATTCACCATTAACTAAAATATCTTTACTCTTATGATCAAAAGTGACTACATCACCTTGCTTTACGATATAAGGAATTTGATTTTTAGTAAGCTGGTTAATCTTATACACTCTTACATCATCAGCTCTCAGCGTTGGAACTGGACGCGTTCCGTATTGAGCGATGTAAACACCTATTTGAGTCGGTTTTCTCATAAATTGCTGCTCTACATCGTTAAATTCTTTGAACGTCCTTGCTGTATGTTTCCCAGTGGTTTTATCCACTTTAGCAACATAAGCAGTCCAGCGTGTGCCAACCCGCTCAACCCGTAATATTCCGTAGAAATTCCAGTAAGTTGATTCCTTTTCGCCGGATGTACTAACAATATCCCTGTAACCTGCATCACCGCCGCCTGTTCGTGCTGTAGCATAGTTACGCTTTCCGGATGAATCAACATCTTTAATTGTTAACATACAAACGGAAAGGTTGTTTTCATCTAACAAGTAGACCTCAACCTTTCCAAATTTGTCTTCACTGGTATTTAGAATTTCCACCATTGCTTCCATGCGAAAATCTGTTAAAGTTTGCCCTAATGTTTTTTTATAAAAAGGACCATGCCAAGCGTCTTGAGTGGTTCCGAAATCTTGAGCTATAAAACGGTATCCATCGGATTTCATGTTGCCCGTGGCGTATCCGTCAATCCCTACACGCCCTTCTGTTTTAGCCCACCCTGTAATTGTAGTTAATTTATCATTCAATACAGTCTCTTCTTTATCTACTGCATAATCTTCTAAATTAACAACGCGGCCTATACGGTTGATCTCTTCACCGTTAGTAATATCAATGTTTGTATAGCTCTTATCAATTTGAATTTCTATAACTGGTTGCGTTTCAACAGTCCCGGCGTTACTTGCTGTTGTTAGTGCAGTACCGTTTGATATAACCGCATCAGCAACCTTTTCTGTTTTGGCGTATTTATAAGGATCAGGACAAATAAAAGTTATTGTACCCTGTCCAAGTGTCACAATTTCATCAGGATCAAACGAACCATCCACCAATGCATAATATACACGGTCCGGTTCATCATCAAAGATTAATTCCGCTGCTTTATCTGTAATCAACCAAGCAGCTAAATCTTCTTTGATCTTTTGCAGATTCGTTGCATTTATCCAAATAGGAATAGTAATTTCTCGAACATCTACGGTTGTACGCTGATGATAACCACCTGGACGGTTTGGAATTTTTAGAATGTCTCTTTGAATCGGCGCCCAAGCTGGACGTTTCCAGCCTGGCGCGATATTCAAATAACTTCGGCGTTCACCGTTAAATGTAATACCCAAGGTTATCACCCCTTCCTAAAATCGTTTTTTAACATCATCTTGCTTACTGTCATACTCTTTACGTGCTTTGTAAGTAGCTTTAGCGAACGATTTACCATCAATATTAAGCTCTACAAGAATAGGCTTATCATCTTGGCTATTTCGCTCAGGCGTTTGACTAGGTTTTTCATTAGCTGGATAGTTTTTGACTAGGTTTGTTGTATTAGCGTAATCAGCTGCAGCGAATGAAGGAACTGGTGTTGTAATAGCTGAAACCGCATTGTTTGTTAAACCTTGCAGCAATGAAGATAACGACAACCTACCATCCATTAACGTGTCCATATCAAAACCTAATTGTTCCCCTACATATCTAAAGAGCTGTAATGCACGTGCGCGGAATTGTTCAAGCGGAATAATAACTTCACGTTTTCCACCTTCACCTACGGTTGCATCATGTTCATAGTTGATAATTCCACCGCGCTCATACTTACGTTTTCCAGTAGGTCCCCATCCTCTGCGTCCATATGGTAAATCCTTCCTCCATTTCGTGTTGTTAAAGAACGCTAATAATTGATCATAGCCTGAGAAAATGTTGCTATGGCCTTTCACGGAATAATTTCGGAATGTTGACCCCACATATTGAAGCAATCCTTTTGCCAAATTTCCAGTTCTTGCGTTAATATCATTAACGCGCGGATCTTGAGTGATTCTTTCGTTACCCTTGGATTCTCTATGGATTTGAGCAATAATCCCGTTTACTTCTGCAGGTGTTACTTTCTCTTTCATTTTTGCTGCAGCTTTTAAAATTGTACCTCTCCAAGCTTCTGCACCTTTACCGGATTTACCACCAGCACCGCCGCCACCTTGCGCCATGAAATCAAGATGTACATGGTCAGTGTGGGGATTCACGCCCGAATAATGACGCCACGGTTTACCCATACCAGGCCCGGCAATTCTTCTGTTGTAAATTGCATATTGTAAGTTGTTGATGTGTTTACGCGCCCACTCAGCAATTTGTGACATGGTTTTTGCGGAACCCCCAATATCAAAGGCCCGGCCATAAGCATGCATTGATTTTGAACTTCCACCCCGCACGTTTCGGTTGTTGTAACCACCCATAAATTTAGTAGGTCCAAACTTATCTTTCAGTTTTTTATACCAAGCTTCAACATATGGATGCATACCACCATAGCCGCTACCAGGACCCACGGTTGAACCGTCACCACCACCGCCTGAGAAAGACATATATTCATCTAGTTTTGATTTAATAAAACCAACCGTAGAATCTTTTGCTTTCTTCACGCCGCCGGTTAGGATATCACCCGCTGCACTCCCTAGTTTCGGTAGATCCGGAATGAATTTACCGAACACTTTTTTCATGAGTCCTTCCGGATCAGACATGTAATCCCAAACATCTAAAGCTAAATCTTTTGCTTTACCTGCTGTTTTTACTGTCTTATCCTTTGCATGCTCATAAAGTTCTTGTCCTTTGTCTATTGCTTTGCCGCCTGTATCTTTAGCCCAATTACCAACCGCTTTTGCAGCATCACCGATAACGTTACCCTTCTTGTACATTGGAGCAGCTATTGAACGCATGAATTGAGCTGTTTTTTCACCACTCAATACTTTTGTTCCTTTCTCCATGTTGACAAGCGTAGGTTTATTTGGACTCAGTGAAGCAGTTCCATCAGGTCTAAGCATTAATTCAGGTTTGTATCCATCACCAACCCAAGCAGGACCATCTTCCGGATGCCCGTCTGTTCCCCGCTTGTATTTTGGAATTGTCCATTTAGAAATTTCTTTTACATCTATCTTTTTAAGTACCCAGTTCACGCCATCAATTGCACCATTTAAGCCTTTACCCATCGCCCCAACTAAAGTGTTTGCAAATGAAGTAACACCTTTTTTCACGCCGCCGGCCATTGCTTTGATACCATCACCGATGCGTCCAGGTAATTTTTTAGCACCTGAAACGATATCATCAAAAACAGAATTCACTTTTGACTTGATACTTTGGAACATTTCCGTTGTGCGGTTACGTAGTGAAGTCCATGCATTTACCACACCGTCTTTCGCTGATGATGCTAATTTTGTCACATTATTTTTGATTCCAGACCATAAATCTGAAAGGAATTTTCGCACCGAATTAAAAATGTTGATTGTTCCATTTTTCAATGCATTCCATTGATTTTTCACATTGTTCCAAAGACCTTGAGCTGCTTTTGTTACGAGATTTTTCAAAGCGCTCCATAAGTCAGACAGGAATTTTTTCACCGCGTTGTAAATGTTAATTGTTCCACTCTTCAACGCATTCCATTGGCTTTTTACGTTATTCCACGTTGCAGAAGCGTATTTTGACACGGTATCTTTCAAGCTAGACCACAAATTTGTTAGGAAGGATTTTGTAGCATTATAAATATTTGTTGTTCCATCCTTCAATGCGTTCCACTGTGATTTAACACCACTCCAAAGAGCTTGAGCCGCTTTGACCGCTGTATCTTTCAAAGATGTCCATAAATTTGAAAGGAACGTTTTTATTTCGTTGTAAGTTGTCACTGTTGCACTTTTCAAGGCGTTCCAGTTATTTTTTACGTTGTTAATGTAATTTTGTACGATCTTGGTTGCATTATCTTTGATCCAATTAAACGCCGCTACTACGAAATCTTTGACTGAGTTATAAATTGAAATTGTATTATTTTTTAAATTATTCCAGTCATTTTTTACATTCGTCACAAAATTTTGGGCGATTCCAACCGCTAAATCTTTTGCTTTCGTAAGCGCGTTTACTATTGCATCCTTGACCGAATTAAAAATTGAGATAGTTGAAGATTTTATAGAATCCCAATTTTTCACAACCGCATAAACCGCTAATCCAAGTGGACCACCTAAAGCCGCTAACATCAATGGACCCCACTGTTTAAAGAAGGAAACCACCGCGTTGAAAGCTGTTATTGTTGCTGATTTTATTTGGTCCCAATACTTAACTACTGCATAAACCGCTAATCCAATCGGTCCAGTAATAATTGCTAGGATTTCCGGCCAATA